GCTCGTACTAGAAAAGAGTGACACAGTGAAGTGGACTCGTAGTGATAAGGCGGGTAGAAATGACCCAGACATTGGTGTTATCACAACTGTAGAAGAAGTATTTTTACCTAATGGATAATGTATGGCTGTAGCAAAAAAGAAAACTAAGAGTAAGGTCAATGAAGCTGGGAACTATACAAAGCCAGCCCTACGCAAGCGATTATTTAACCAGATTAAAGCAGGCGGAAAGGGTGGAGCACCGGGTCAATGGTCAGCTAGAAAAGCTCAAATGCTCGCAAAAGCATACAAGGCCGCAGGTGGAGGATACAAGTCGTAATGGCACTTGCAAAGAGTCAAAAGTCTCTGAAAGCTTGGACAAAGCAAAAGTGGCGTACCAAGAGTGGAAAGCCCTCTACTCAAGGCCCGAAAGCTACAGGGGAGCGTTATCTACCGGAGAAAGCTATCAAGGCTCTTTCGGACAAAGAGTATGCCGCTACTACGAGAGCGAAGCGCAAGGGTACCAAAGCAGGCAAACAGTTTGTTTCACAGCCTAAAAAGATTGCAAAGAAAGTTAAGCCACATAGAAATAGAGGAAAGGCGTAATGTCACGGAAGCTTACAGAGAAACAACAGAAGTTTCTTGATGTGCTATTTGAAGAGGCACGAGGCTCACTTGTGGAAGCTCGTAAGCTTGCAGGATATTCCGAAACACAAGCAACATCTGAAATTGTTACTTCATTAAAAGAAGAAATTCTTGAGCGTACTAATTTGTACTTAGCTCAGAATGCACCACGTGCGGCAATGTCTATGGTTGGTGCGATGATTGACCCAACTGAACTAGGCATTAAAGAAAAGATGCAAGCGGCTAAAGAAGTTATGGACCGTGTAGGCATTGTTAAATCAGAAAAATTACAGGTAGAAGCTTCTGGCGGTGTGATGATTTTGCCACCGAAGAAATCAGAAGAAGACGATGACTAATGCCAGCAATTTTAGATAGATTAGTAAAACAACTAAAAGATAAAGGGTACTCAGAGAGTTCTGCATATGCCATTGCTACAAAAAAGTTACAAGAAAGTGGTAACTTAAAGAAGGGTACTCAGAAGGCGACAAAGAAAGGTATTGCAAGAGGTAAGAAGACACCTGCACAAAGAGCGAAAGAACGCGCAGTAAAAGAAGCAAATAATGGTAAAAAGGTGTCAGATTATAAGTATAATGCAAGAACAAACAAGGCAACACTTAAAAAGAAAAAATGACTACTGATAGATCGGCAGGCAGATGGATACTTCCTCAACCTGAGAATGTAATTGCAGATGAGGACTTCTTACCAATACCTAGAATAGCTCGTACTATTCCATTTGGTTATAAAGAAGATCCAGACGATAACGATCAGTTATTACCAGTGCCTAGAGAATTACGGGCACTAGAGAAAGCTAAAGAATACTTACAACAATATAGTTACAGGGAAGTTGCTAACTGGCTGACTAAACAGACAGATAGAAGCATTTCTCATATGGGACTAAAGAAGCGAATCGAAAGTGAGCAATCCAACAAAAGACGAAGCGCAACTCTCCGCGTCTGGGCCGAAAGGTACAAGACGGCGATCACCAAAGCGGAGGAAATCGAGCGCACGAGGCTCGGGGCGAGGAAGTCGCTCCTTAAAGGAACCACGGATTCAGGTGAAGGAGAATCCGCAGGAACACCCTGAATTTGAGCCAATAGCTCCAGAAGAAGATTATAACGTAATATTTAAACCGAATGCTGGTCCACAGACTGAGTTCTTGGCCGCAGGTGAACGGGAGGTATTATATGGAGGTGCCGCTGGCGGTGGTAAGTCTTATGCAATGCTCGCAGATCCGCTCAGGTTCATGGGTCACCCTGCTTTCAGTGGGTTGCTATTACGACACACGAATGAGGAGCTTAGAGAGCTTGTATGGAAGTCTCAGGAGATGTATCCAAAGATCTGGCCGGGAATAAAGTGGTCAGAAAGAAAGATGCAGTGGACTGCTCCTTCAGGCGCAAGGTTGTGGTTTTCGTATCTAGACAGGGACGAAGACGTATTAAGATACCAAGGTCAGGCTTTTAGTTGGATTGGTTTTGACGAATTGACACAGTGGCATACGCCATTCGCATGGGATTACATGCGTTCTCGTTTGCGTAGTACAGCATCTGATCTACCTACGTATATGCGAGCTACTACAAACCCCGGTGGTCCCGGACATTCGTGGGTAAAGAAAATGTTTATTGATCCTGCGCCTCCGGGTAAATCTTTTTGGGCCGCTGATCTTGACACAGGTAAAAGATTAGAGTATCCTAAAGGTCACTCACGGGCCGGTGAACCACTATTCAAACGTAGGTTCATTCCTGCGATGCTCATAGATAACCCGCATCTTTATGATCAGGGTGACTATGAGGCAATGCTTTTGTCTTTGCCTGAACATCAACGCAAACAGTTGTTAGAGGGTAATTGGGATGTTGCAGAAGGTGCGGCTTTCCTGAGTTTAATAGACAAGTACACGTGGTTGAGCCTTTTGATGTACCTCGTAATTGGGTTAAATTTAGGGCCTGCGATTATGGCTATGGCTCTTACTCTGCTGTTGTGTGGTTTGCTGTATCACCTGACGAACAGCTTATTGTGTATCGTGAGTTATACGTTAGTAAAGTTCTGGCGACTGATCTTGCAGATATGGTTCTTGAACTTGAACAAGATGATGGGAACATCAAATACGGCGTACTAGATAGTTCTTGTTGGCATAAGCGTGGAGACACTGGTCCATCACTAGCTGAGCAGATGATTCAGAAAGGATGTCGATGGAGACCATCGGATAGATCTGCAGGTTCTCGTGTAGCAGGTAAGAACGAAGTCCACAGAAGATTGCAGGTAGATGAGTTTAGTGAAGAGCCTAGACTTATCTTCTTTAATACATGTACAAATATAGTTGCTCAATTACCTATTATCCCACTGGACAAAAAGAATCCAGAGGACATAGATACTAAATCTGAAGATCACCTATATGATGCATTACGTTACGGCATTATGAGTAGGCCAAGATTCTCAATATGGGACTATGATCCCACCCATCAACAAACAGCTAACTACGTTCCTGCTGACAACACATTTGGATATTAAATATGGAAGAAGATGAAATCTACGAAGCTGAATCTGACGCACAGATCACTCTTGATGATGTGACTAATTATTCAGATGAAGATCCAAACCTATCTCAACTCGTAGGCCATGTCTTAGAAAAGTATAAAAAAGCAGAAGACGTTCGTCGTCAGGATGAGGATCGCTGGTTACAAGCATACAGAAACTACCGTGGTATTTATGGTCCTGATGTTCAGTTTACTAGTGCCGAAAAATCTCGTGTATTTGTCAAGGTAACTAAAACAAAAACTCTTGCGGCATATGGTCAGATTATTGACGTTCTGTTTGCAAACAATAAGTTTCCTATTTCTGTTGAGCCTACAACACTGCCTGAAGGTGTTTCGGATACAGTTAATTTTGATACAAAGAAACCTGCAGATTCTGGTCCACAAGATATCTATGGTTTTGACGGAGACGGTAAAGAGTTACCTAAAGGTGCTACACGTAACACATTACAGTTAGGTCCGTTAGAGGAAAAGCTGTCTGGTGTTGAGGGACTTGAAGAAGGTCCGGGCCTTACAGCTACTTCTGTTACTTTCCATCCTGCAATGATTGCGGCTAAAAAGATGGAAAAGAAAATCATGGATCAGTTAGACGAATCTAATGCGTCTAAACAATTAAGGTCCACTGCTTTTGAGATGCCCCTGTTTGGTACGGGGATTATGAAAGGTCCATTTGTTGTAGATAAAGAATACGCAAATTGGGATGAAGATGGTGAGTATGATCCTATTATCAAAACTGCACCTACTACATCGCATGTATCTGTTTGGAACTTCTATCCTGATCCTGACGCATCCAATATGGATGAAGCACAGTATGTAATTGAAAGGCATAAGATGTCTCGTACTCAATTACGTGCACTGAAGAAACGCCCATACTTTCGTGACAGTGTCATTGATCAAGTTATCTCACTAGGTGAAGGATACGTCAAGAAGTATTGGGAAGACGATTTACGTGATTACACAACAGACTACGACATTGATCGCTTTGAGGTGTTGGAGTACTGGGGTGTAGTTGATAAAGAATTGC